TGAGTGACTCCCTACTTAATACTTTATCTAGTTTATCTTCTACACGGTGAAGTGCTTCCATTACACGGCGCATGTCATCCCGCATCTCTACACGAGTAGCATATTCCTCACGTGTCTTGTTTAACAGTATCTCTACACGCTTTTGTTCACGTGACATTCCGTTAGCCCACCAAGCACCGCCAGCTACGACTAAGCCGATAAGCATATCAATCAAGCTAGTCATTTCCATCTTAGTCAGCATCCGCAATGGTCAAGTCGCCAGCTTCTACCTGACGCATGATTTCTGCGTAGTGGCGGTTGGCTGGGTCAAGGGGAACGGACATTACCACACCATCAATGGTAGCCCTTATGCTAACTTGATTGCCAGCAAGGTCATTGCAATACTGTGCATTTGTGATTGTCATGCTATTCATTCTTACAACTCCGAATCTGCTATAACTCTATTACTCATAAGCTGTAAAGGTACACCGCCAGATAAACTTCCAGACATATTTAAATCAAGATAATCTGTGGAGGCGCTAGTAATGCTTGATATAGTATAAAAGGCTACGGCGGGTCTGTGAACGCCATTGCTGAGATTTGTTAGTGAAAAAGTGGGCGCTGCTCTCATTTTTTTGTAACCTATATCGGGTACAGCAAATGCGGCGCGACTATTTGCTTCATTCATTGAGCCTTGCATTGATGGAGCATAAGTTTCGCTGATATAATAGCGAAGGCAACGGTTTAACTCATCACCAAATGACCGATGCTCAAATGGTGTGGCCTGTTCGCCGACTTCAAACTGGACGCCTGTGATGTACCAAGTGGCGTTGGCTGTGTCTGCCATATTAACTTGACCAACTGCTTGATTGGCGGCAGTTCTAGCACCCCAAGATGTTTGCAGTGTGCCGCTTGTATAAGTGCTTCCAGCGGCTAAATACCAAATTACTTCTAATGAAGTATTGTTGTCATTATTAAGTGCGCCAGTTGTGTCGCCAGCAAATGTGAGCGTTTTATACTCAAAGGTGTTAGCCGAACTTATTGTATATGACGCAGATATTGAACGACTGTTATCATTGTCAAACAACTCAACAATGTATGTGCCTATTTTGCTTGAACGCACCCAGAAAGAAAGTGTCACACTTTCTGCACTCGCTGTACCCTTTTTAAGTTGCTGTAAATTTTGCCCCTCAATTTTCTGAAGAAACAAAGCATAATCACCAGCGGCTGGCGAAGCGTCAGCAGTTGTTGCTTCTAGCTTTAAGCTATTAGCAAACCCACTTGGCGCAGTTGAAGATTGCGAAACTGACCAAGTTCCTAGATTGTTTGGAGTAAAGGTGTAACGGTCACAAGTTTGAATGCCTGTTGAAGTAACACTTGAAGTTGACGTACCACGCTGTGCCACCTGCATCGCACCGTTGATAACAAGGTTTCTGTTCGACAACGCCGTCTGCGAACCAATCAGTGCGGCTAGTTCTGCTGCTTTACTCATGCGAGGTCTCCAAAATATGTCGCACCCATACGTTCTAAATCTTCAAGTCCACTTGTTAAATGCCCTAAGATTAGACTACTGCCGGATGCCATTGTGCCAATGTTTTGCGTCCTAGTTTGTGCCAAACTGCCATTTTCTCCACCCATTCCAGTAGGTGTGTAATTTGCGCTATTAAATGAATTTGTAAATGAAACTGTTGTTTTTCCAGTGCCACCATCGGAAATGCTTGATACGCCGAACGAATATAAATTTGCAAGCGTTCCTTCTTGATTAAACAATATAGTAACTTTAGCACTACCGTTGGCAACATACTGCATAGCCACGCTGTTGTTCCCAGCGGCATCCTTCAGGGTGTTAACTCTAAGTTCGCTTGCCATTACGCTAGGTCTCCCATAAAAATAAAACCGTGATTGGCATTTGTAACGGAAAAACTACTATTCATCGTTTCTATATCAATAACACTTGTGGTTGAATTTGCGGATTTCGCTCTAATAACAGCAGTTGCCCCAAGTGTTACACCAGCACTAGTTTGGTTCCACGTTGTTCGTACAGAAACATTAGTGAGGGTATACCGATAACTTCCGGTTCCTGCGTCCAACCCACTCGCTATATTAAAAGAATCGGCAAATAGGGTAGCTGCGTTATCGCCAGAGATTTTTGCTGTAGCAATGCCTTCCTGCAACGGCATAGTCACAGACCCAGAATTGATTGTGATGTCATTCGCCGCTGTGATGCCTTGTAGCGCATCTACTTTTAGGATACTAGCCATTATGCGAGGTCTCCGTGTGCTGCCATACAAAACTCTGTATCAGTTTCAGAACCAGAAGTATTTGATATGAGGCAAAGAATTTGACTAGTACTGTTTTGTGTGTTGCCGCCGGTTCCACTAAGATTTGGATTGCCGTTTCTAGCCGTTTCTCCAGAAATTATTTCTTTTGAAGAAGCGAGTGCGTTAGTAAGATTAGGATAAAATCTACCGGTAGCATTGTCAGTGACACTTGAAATATTAAAAGAAGTGTCAATGGTGTTTCCTAACCCGTCGTACCATAGCAAGACTTTTGCCGCATTTTGTTTAGTCAGCCCAACAGGGCCAGTACCTGCCTTATCAGCAATAGTATCTACATTCAATACGCTGGTCATACGATACTCCAATATCCGTTAACAGTGACAGTGGCATTGTCCTGTGTAATAGGCCCCGCCGATACACCGTTAGTTGTCGCACTGATTGTGATGTCAGCAGTAATGGTCTGCCCATTGGTACGGATGATGCTGTCATTGCCTAAGAATGGGTAGCGTGTGTCAGCCTCTGCCTTAGTGTAGCTGTTTGCTACAGAGAATGTGTCATAGATAACCATCTCAACTACGTCATTGAGGGATGCCCCTGTGACCAGTACCATTGTTGTACCTGTCGTAGCTGTATAGTCTGTGCCGGGTTTGAGTAGGACACCATTCTGATACACGTCCATGTACAGGCTATCCTGATAGGATAACACCTTACTGTCTACGTCACTGCCACTAAAGCTAGTCTGTCCTGCTGTCGCCTGATATACAAAGCGATTGCGGAATCCTACTGATGGTGATTTACCTATGTATGGCATCGTTCTTCCTTATGGTTTCGTAGGCCAAGTTACATCGTCTAGTGATGTGGCAGATTTAGTTATGTCACGCAATGCTTGACGGTATGTTGTCTGAGCAGATGTCATGGTTAGGTCTGATGATGCCCACCAATCTGTTGCTGCAATCAATCGGTCACGTTCCTCACGAAGCAAGCGCATAGGCTCTGCAGTAATAAGTTCTGTTTTCTTGGCTGATACCTGTGACCAAGTTACACCGAAGTCACTAGGTGTAGAGGATTCAATAGCACTACCATTAGCATCAGCACCAGTTACTTTGCGGAACATCTGATTAAACTCAGCTTCCGTAGTTGGCTCACCACGCAACACCCATTCGGTGATGCCTAATGATGTTAGGGCTTGTCCTATGTTCATACAGCAATCTCCATTAGGGTAATACTTGAAATAGAATTACCGCCTGAAATGTAGACAGTACCATTAGTTGCGATAGAGTGTTGAACCTTGTAAGTCGTACTTGATGTTGTTGAAGGCGTGTCAAGCACACTAACACTCCAACCGTGTTCTAAATGGACTGCATTAGCACTACCACTGTATGTTCCTGTGCTTGAGATAAAACCTAAATCAGTCGAACCTCTAAATAACTTCATTCGCACACCGCTGCCATTCGCCACTCCTGCGCCTGTAATTGTTGCAAGAACCAAGATTTTATTAGATGAGGACGTAGGTGTGATTGATGCAGTCAAACCTGTGTCTACAAGACTTGAAGAAGTTGTAGTCGCTGAAGAAGATATCGTTCCAACTGCAACCTGCAACACGCTACCCGCTGGCAATCCAGCATCTCTAATTTTAGTCAGTGCCACAGTCTATCTCCTTATGCGTAAGGGCTGTCGCCTAGCACAGATGTATCCCAAGCTGCCTTGAGGTTAGCAATTGTGTCTGCGTTACCGATTGCAGAAGCGGCTGGTGCATCACGCAGGGCAGCTTTCTTAGTTACTGATGCTGCTTTTGCATCTGCGTCATCAGCTTCTAGTGCTTTCATGTATACTACATCCTCTGCATCAAGCAGTGGTGCGCGAACCTCACGGATTTTGTCCTTGAAGATTGCTTTGGCTGCTGTCATGTCTTCTGTAATGACTGAGCCATTCAATGACCATGCACCACGGAAGTGACGGTCAGCAGGGACAGTTGCAGTTGAAGCATCAATCTGATTACCGTCCTTATCTACGATGTATGTTGTTACAGCCATTGTTTTCTCCTCATGCTGCTAAATCAGTGACGCTGAGTTCTTCAGTTA